TATCAATAGTTATAGCAGTGCTTGTCGCATTGTCATCTATACCAAGGCTTGTGAATGCGCCTGTAACCGTTAAAGCACTCGGCGTAACCAAATCACCAGACAACTTAGCAGACGTAACACTGTTATCAGCGGGGGTAGTACCAGAAGCGTTTCCTATTATTAACCACTCAGTAGAATAACCTTCAAACTGAGATAATTCACTATTGTATCGGAAGTAGCCAGCATCAGCAGTGGGACGCTGTGCAGTGGTTCCTGTAGGTAAATGTATAGCATCTGTGGATGTACCAATGTCTAAGGTTACATCAGGAGAAGCATTAAGAATACCTACACGGTTATTAGTAGAATCTACCTTTAATGTATTAGTGTCTACAGTAACATCACCGGAGACTGTAAGAGCACCTAGAGTGCCTACGCTTGTAATGTTAGTCTGTGCAGCAGTAAGTACAGAGCCTGTTAAGTCTCCAGTTACGTTACCTGTGACATCACCAGTTAAATCACCAGTGACATTGCCTGTAAGGTTACCTGTTACATTACCTGTAAGTGGAGCATTAACAGCAGCAAACGTAGGGCTGTCACCTGTAGCTACACCTTGGTTCAGTGCTTTAACAGCAGTGATATTAGTAAGCTCACTGTCCATCAAGGCACCAGCAGCAGTTACATTAGTTGTATCTGTAACATCTGCACTAGCCTCTATGCCATCTAGCTTAGCACCGTCTACAGCTACGTCACGTCCGTCTATGGTGCTATTAGTAGTCAAGGCACCAGATATAACAGGTGTAGTCAAAGTCTTGTTAGAGAGCGTCTGTGTGCCTGTGAGCGTAGTTACAGTACTGTCAATGGCTAGAGTAACACCAGTACCAGAGGCAGTAGAGTCAATACCTGTGCCACCTAAGATACCTAGAGACTCAGAGTCTAAGTCAATGTCAATACTATTGGTGCCGTCAGTTACATCAAGATCCTGTGCAGTAACCTGTGAGTCTACATAGGCTTTAACAGACTGCTGTGTAGGTATAAGTACAGCACTGTCTGAGGACATATTGTCTTCATCTACCCAACCTGTGACACCAATGGTGCCATCGGATAGTGTTTCAAATACAGTAGTACCTGTAAGTGCAGCATTGTTTGCATTTGCTTTAGTGGCTGATGCAGTAGCAATGTTATTGAACTCTGTGTCAATCTCTGCGCCTTTAACAATCTTAGCAGCATTACCTGAAGGTAGGGAATCCTTAGCTGCAAAGTTTGTAGTCTTTGTATAATTACTCATTAAATTAGTCTACCTATAATAGCTTCTGTGTTTAGTTCTTGGATTGAGAATGCTTTACCATCTATAGTAGCATCTATACCAATAGTAACTACTTTACCTGAGCCTGTTGTTTTTAACTTCTGGATACCTACGATGATACCAGAGCTATATTCTGATGTTGCTACGTTGTACTCAGATATACCGTACTCTGAGATAAATGTAGTGTCTACTACAAACAGTTGCTTGTTGTAGCTTTGTGTATAGTCATAACCCCAGTTAGCAACTACTGAGCTACCAGAACCACCTATAATTGTTAAGTTAATTTCCTTTAGCATCTTAACCCTCGATGGGTCATCAAATGCCAATGGCTGTGTGTAGTACTTCATGGTGTACACACCAGCAGTATCTGTGTATCCTTCGTACTCTGCTATACCAGTCTTAACACCTAAGTACAAGGTGCCGTCACTTTCTGCTCTAGAGGCACACAAGATACCAGTGAAAGGCCATGTAGTTACACGGTTGCTTCCGTCCTCTAGCTTACCTCGCATATCAAAAGCATAGACAAGGTTATTGTTTGGCATGATTAGCAGGTATAGTGCATTCTCTGCACTGTAGACAGACTTAACATTACCTGTTTCAAGTAACTCATTACTTACTACTTCATCTCTGACATTCTTAGATACACTGCCTATAGGATTAGACTTTTCTTGTATTAGTCTACCTAAGCTCATTACACCTGTGTGTGATAAGAACAATAGGTCTGATCCTGTAGACTGTACAGTGTCTCTAGCAATGCAGCCTATATTTGTTATGCTGTCCTGTAGTGTCATAGTAGAAGGAGATGAAGCACCTGAGTACAGTAGGATGCTACGCTTACCAAAAACAACTAAGAAGTCATTGAACTCAGCTAAGGCAGTTACTTCGTCGTACCCTGTAGGCCAGACAGTAGTTAAGTCTATTGAGCCAGATGAGCCACCATGCCAGTTCTCTCCGTCAAGTAAGTCAGACCAATAAATAGTATAATTATTATTGACAATATCCGCTGCCCATAGTCTACCAAAGGAAGCTATAACTTCATTACCTTCTGGTGCCGCATTAGAAAGGTCAGTTACTGCTATAAGAGTAGTGCTTCCTGCCTCACTTACTAAAGCTTCATGTCCAGATTGGAAGAAGTAGATGTCATTGTTAAAGCTAACTATCTTCCAGTTGTTTGCTGTAATAGAGTAATCAACCGGAAGCGTAACTGCTGATAGAGTAGTAGTACCTGTAAATATATTATTGTTACCAGTAGAGAATACAATTAAAGTACCATCTCTTTTAGTGTACTCAAAAATCTGCTCTATGCCATCACTGGTGCCTAAAGGAGTAGCACTTGTAGTGATTACCTTTACACCTTTCCTAGAGCCTATGCGTCCAAAGCTGTCAATGACTGCATTCTCTGCTATAGAAGCAAAGGACGCATCTTGACCAACAGGAGCATCTTGAGTATTAAGACCTCTAAATCCTGGAGCACCAATATATATGTTTTGTCTTTGCTGTGCCATTATTGCACCGTGTAGATAAATTCTTCAGGATTCTTATATGCATCCTGTGCAATAGCATCGCTAAGATATTTGTCAGCAATGATAAAATAATCTTGTGTAGAAGTACCACCTGTCTCACCACGTTCTCTAGCAAGTAAAGCTACAGCTTGATGTATAATAGGCATTGCTGGCAGTACTGTAGTAGAAGCATCGGAAGTTAAATCAGGTTCTCTTGAGCACACATCAAAGCGTAATGAGAATACACCACTAGGCTTAGGGAATACTCTTACTTTAGTATCGTCATTATCATCTACACCACTAAACGTGTAAGAGTCAGGAGTGCCTGTAACCTCACCTGAGATGTAGTAAGCATTGCTAAACCAATTAGGTGTCTCATAGTGCATAAAAAAGTTTGAGGTATCATTGATGGCACTGTAGAGCTTAACACGTTCTCCTGCTCCTGTCAAGCTATATTCTGTAATATTTTCTACTGTAGGTACAACTACAGTCTTGCGTAAGGTAGACCAATCATGTGAATCCTGAACTAAAGTCTTTGCATCATTGATGTAGTCCCCTACCATCTTAGAATAAGTAGTCTGGGTAACATCAGATACTTCGTCTTCTCTGAGCCTCCTGAGTACATTATTCATTAAACTTAGGTACGTTGTAGCCATTAAACTAATCCTCTAAATAAACCTTGTGGTGCTTGGTAACCCTGTAGAGGTAACGCACGTTTTTGTAACTCTGGTGCTTCATATCGTTTAACGTAGTCACTAAATACTAAGTCAGTTACTGATGACTTACCTCCTGCTGCTGCACTCCCTAACATACCATCGCCTAAGCCACTATCAGCACCTGCGCCAGTGCCACTCCCAGTCCCGCTGCCAGAGCCACTGTCGCCAGTAATATTATCACCTGTAGTTGTAACATCTGTAGGCTCTGTAGTTTCTGTAGGTACTGTAGTTTCTGTAGGTACATTAATAACTGTAGTACGGTCTTCCGGTGGAACATCATCTGAATAAGTTTCACCCGCTAACGTGGGTCTTCCTTCACTGTCAGTTCCAAACTGATCCGCTCCTACTGTCCTAGTGTTACCAAACAAATCTATAACTACAACAGAGCCGTCTGGGTTTCTTTCTCTTATTCTAAAGAACGGACCTTCTTCTTCCAAGCTATCTGTAGCAGGAGCACTAGAATCTACGCCACCAGTAGTATCCGTAGGTAATACAGGTGGGGCTATGTCTAAAGGTAGCTCTGGTTGTTCTATAGGTTCTACTGTAGTGTCTACTGTTATATCATCAAACTCAGGCTGAGTAACAGGAGTAACTGGAGCTTCTTCCTGTTGAGACAAAGCTGCTAAGTTAGCTAAATCAATGTTTAAGTTTTCTTCTTCTTCTTCTACAGTAGTACCGGCAGCAGCAGCAGCAATGTTATTGATGTAAGGGTTAAAGTCTGGTGTTGCACCTGTTCCTGCTCCTGTAGGCTGTAAACCACCGGCTACCCCAGCAGTACTAATAGCAGTTAATAAAGGGTTTGAACCAGCAGTCCAGTTAACAAGATTACCCGTAAGGCTATTTAAGGTAGCAGGGGGAGCATTAGAAATGGTTACCATGTCATTAGCGCCTCCCCCAGTAAAGGGTATAGGAATGTCTCCAATAGGTATACCAGCTAATAACATTGCTTGTACTGGGTCACCCCCTGTAGCTAATGCTGTAGAACCAGCGGTTGCTAAGTTAGCAGCAGCAGTTCCTTTTCCAAACATAGACCCTGCTATTGGGCCTAGAACAGCAGATACTAAAGCTGTCTTTGCTAAGTTTACAGCAATGTCAGAAAAGCTAGGATCTTTAACTTCTGAGGTTCTTATCTCACTAAAACTAAATGGATCATAAAGATAAGTAGAACCATCTTTAGTTTGTCTGTAAGGTTTAACATCATATTTAGCATACAATGCTTGTACCATAGGGTCACGGTTATAAGCTACAGACAAAGCGTCTTGATAGCTCAAACCTTCCGTAGCTTGTAAATAAGATACTTGCTCTTTAAGTATAGGTTCTACAAGAGAATGAAACTGCTGTAACTCAGAGTCTGAAGAATTAGTATGTGTACCTAAGTTACCACCAAAATCAGCTTTATTAAAAGACTGTTCACTAGGTGTAACATCGTAACCGTAGTAAGAACTTAAAGCAGCTTGTATGTCTTCAGTAGAAGTTAAATCTTTAATACTCCCAATAGCAGTTAATGCTTGTTTAAGAGTAGCGTCTTTTTTAAAGTCACTCAAATAAGCAGGAGCATCTCCAACAAAGCTACGGTACTCCTGATCGCTAAGTGTACGAGTAGGACTATAGTCTACTTGACCACCGCCTACACCTCCTTCGCCTCCAATAATATCTATATCAGCCAAGTACCCTGTATCAGAAAATGCTTTTTGAAATGCAGTATCATAGTAATCATCTACACTGTCTACATCGTTAATATCAGCATAGTTAGCGCCACCGGACAAAGTATCACGGTATTCAAGGAAAGGATTATCAAAGGAAGAATACTCTACAGGAGCAGGCTTAGGGGCTACAGGTGCTGGAGCAACCACAGGAGGCGCTACAGGTGCTGGAGTAACTACAGGTGCTGGAGCAACTATAGGACGTGATGAAGGTACATAACCAGAGCTAACCGCTGCTTCAGGGTTCTCTTGATAGTACTTATCAACTAAAGCGCTTAGATTGTCTAAATTCATACTTTCCGCGTCTTTTCAAATGATCTCATTGCGCCAAGCCCTAGCATACCCATCAAAACCGGCATCATAGTCTCTAATGGAACAAGGGGAATAATTATTTTGTAACTCAAAAGGGCTAAAACAAAGTTGGCAAAAGGTATTGTAATGAAGTTGCCAAACATACCTAGCCCACAAGTCCAACCGATAAAGGGTCGCCATCCAGCCACAAACAAGCTTTTGCTTGCAGCTTCTACCTTGTTGACCTCTAACTGCAAAGCTGCATTTTTGTGCGCTTCTTTCTGCGCTAATGTTGCAATTTCATGCGCCAATGCGTTTTTCTGGTCTTTGTCTTCAATGAACTCAGAAAGTAAGCTAGCAACAGGTCCAATTAAAGACTGCAACATAATACACTCCTTAAAGATAAAGCTAAGGGGCTGCGCACATGCAGCCCCCAGCTAGACGGTTGTTACTTAGGAACAACCAAGGTAAGACCTGCTTCAGGACGAAGTACAGCAGTGCCATACAAGGTATCTGAAGTAAACAAGTTAGCAAGGAATTCTTGCTTGTACTGGGTCTGTGAGCGTACACCTACCTGCTCTGCAAGAGTCAAGGCATCACGGTGACACAGTAGAGCACCTAGCATGTCTACAGTAGCAGCAGTATTATCACCAGCGGCTTCAACAACAGGGCAGTTAGTGCTGACATAGATGTCAATACCGTATAGCTCACCGATCTGTCCGCCACCTACTTTGCCATTGTTAACAAAGTCAGAGCTTACATAACGGTCAATACCCATGATGGTGTTACGCACTGAAGGAGGAACTACAAAGCTACGTCCATCCATAGGAACGTCTTCGTCATCTAACTTCTGGATGATAGCGCGGAAGCCAGCATCAGTAAAGATGTCAGCATTAGTTACAGTGTCAGCAGCGTAGGTGGTTAAACCATTAGTTGCATCTACGAAGAACGTACCGCCGTTGTTCAAGTAAGTACTAGAAGAAGTACCAGCAGAACCAAGACCAGTAGCCAAGCTGTGTAGGTCTGTGTCTACCTGAGTAGCTAGAGCATAACCAGCGTCCTCTGTGTAGAACTGACGTAGTGAGCTAAGAGCCTGTACATCTGTGATATCTTCAATCAAACGTGAGTATTCAAAGTGCTTATCAATAGCAATCTGTACTTCACCTTCAGTCTCTGCCTGCACTGTTACAGCAGTCTTAGTTACTTTAGCGTGTGCAGCGCCACGGATAGGCTTAGGCACATGGATTGTATCGCCTTTCTTGCCTGACATAGACATCTTTTTAACTAGGTTTGCTAGTACAAGATTCTTTTGGTATGCAGCAATAATCTCGTCACTCCAGATCTCTGGAATAAAAGTAGCTGCGCTTGTGTTGTTTACAAATCCGCCAGTTGCGGGATATGTGGAATCAGTCATAATAAATATCTCCTAAGATATATAATTAGCGTACCCGTTTCTCTGCGTAGGCTTGCAATATTTCTGGTGCAAGCTGCGCATACCGATCAGGGTCTTTTTGCATAAGGTTAATAATGTCTGCGCGTCTATAGATCTTTTTTGGAGCTGATTCACTACTACCACGGGGGTTACCTGTACTAGCAGCTTTTGCAGTTTGTTTACGAGCTTGTTGCTCTACTTGGGCAGTCTGTTGTACTATGTTCTGTCGCTCTTTCCAATTACTGAAAAGTTCGTCTGCGGCATCGGTGTTGTACTGTTGATCTGCTTCAACAAACAATCTGGTCCTAGTTGGGGATGCTTGAATCCATTCAGCAAACTTTGTATCCTGTAAGATAGCTTCCATTTCTGGATGCTTACTCTTTAGCTGTGCCATTGCAGTGCTCTGGCGATACTGGCTTGTGACTGCTTCAGCCTCCTTTATCTTAGGATGGTTCTGAATCATTCTATTTACAGCCTCATTAGGGTCTGTAAAAAAATCTATTTCTTCGTCTTCTTGTTTTGGTGCTTGCTCTGGTGTGAGTTGTGTCTGTATGTAAGAATCTACAACCTTTCTTAATTCACCTACTTCAGAACTTTGCCGACCTAGTAGCTTCTCAGCCTCTTGGTGCATCTGTGCTAGTTCTGATACAGATTTATTTTGATACTTCTCTGCAAGTTCAGGTTCCTGTTGTTCAGGAGTTACCTGTCCTTCTTCTTCTGTGGCTTCAAACAGACTTAACTGTTCTTCAACCTGTTGTTGTTCTTCTTCTGTTTGACGCTCAACGTCTATAATCTTAGCCATTATTAACTCCGTACCTTAGTATTATGGAGAACTTTATTATAACGAAAGTACTTCATGAGTATTGTTTTCGTTCGTGTGCGATTTGTTGTTTCCTACGTTTAGCCCACTTGTCATGTGCATCAGGAAAATCTCCACTGATACCTTCTAACTTGGACCTCACAGGAGATACAATACGCTTTGCATCCAAGCCACAGTTGCACCTACTAACTGTGACATCGGACTTTACTAAATCTTCAAACTTATGCCCATCAGGACATCTAAAATCAAATAACCTCATCTAAATCTACATCATCATCATTAGACTCTAATGCTTCTTGATGAGAACTTGAGATCTGCGTATCAAGATTAAAGAGTGTACCTAAGATAGCTAATTGACCTTTACGGAAGTACAGGTTATTAGCGTCTTCAGTAAGCTCTACTGAGTTGATGTTTTCAACATTACCTCTTAAATCTGAGATTAGCTGTTTCCAGCCCTCTGATCTAAACATAGCGAAGTAATTATCAAAATATGTTTCTAACTCTTTATTCATTGTATTTTACCTTTAGTTAAAGAATACTGGATGTACTTAAAGTACCTATATATTATATCATACTTTTCAGTAAATGTCAAGAGTTATTTTAATTATTTTACAAGTGATTGTAGTAAAGCAAACAGTGCTGCTGGTACTATAAGCAAAGCAACACCTACGATTATAAGTACCTCTTTAAGTTGCTTGTTCTTAGCCTTTTTCTCTGCTGTAAGCCTGTTTATCTCATTCTGTCTAGCAACCCTAGCGTCAGCCATAGCTTGCATAGCGTTAGCCCACAGATGCCCATTGCCTGAAATAGTAAATATATCTTTAATTTCAGTTAGGGTATCTGCGATTTGCTTCTGTGCAAGCTGATGTTGTATAGCGTCTCCAGCAGACAAAGGTTGAGTATTCTTAATCTTTTGTAAGTCGTGCTGTGCTTCACCCAGAGCACCTAAGAATGAGCTAATCTGCTGTATGTCAGATGTAGCACCAGCTACACGGTTAAGTGCAGTAGTGGCAGCGTTGACTGTACTTACAATTGCAGCTAGCTCAAGTACCATTAGCTTTTCTTAGGCTTCTTTTTGTTTAGCATCTGCTTTGCTTTGTTTTTCTTCTTAGGTGGTCTACCTACTTTAGATCCGTATGTACCTTTACCGCATGGCATTAGCTTTTCCTTGATTTAGCGCCAGAACATTTCCAGCGTTTTCTTGATAAATTGTTTGGTGTATTAGGATCATTCTGCTTTTTCTTAGGCAGACGTTTCTTAATACCTAAACTACGAGCACAGTAACTGTCACCTTTGCTAGTTCCTGGCTTTACTCTAGGACCACCTCCTTTAGCACTACCTGCTTGACCATAGCTTACTTTTTTACCGCTAGAAGTAACTTTTACTTTAGCTTTACCTTTGCGTGGAGTAGCCATTATGCTGCCTTTTTGCTAACAGTCTTTTTAACGGCTACTGGTGCTTCAACAAGTTTTTCTAGCTCCTCAATTTTATTCTCTAGTTCTTCAAACTTAGCATTGATTTGATTTACTATTTCAGAAAGTTCATTTCTAGTTACTACCATTATTAGGTACTCCTTGTAGTTGCATAGTAGCCTGTGGTGTAGGCTGTTGTGCAGGTTGTGGTGTAGTTTGTGGTGCAGGCCGTTGTGTAGGCTGTTGTGTAGGAGTCTTTAAGTCAATCTCCTTTTCCTTCAGCATAGTTTGAGCTATTTTCATCCTACGCTCAAATTCCTTATCGTCTTGATCCCCTGCCTTTAGGTTAGCTGTGATAGCTTTAATCTTGTCTATCTCAAGTTCCTGTGGCAGTAGCTGTGCTTCTATAGCAATCTTCTGTGCTCTTGACTGTGACTCTTGTGCTTGTCCTGACAAAGCATCTGTTTGAGACTGCTGGAATGCCATCTGTGCTTGTTGTACAGCTTGTTGCATTTGCTGTTGCTCAGGTGTAGGCTGTGAAGCTTGCTCTGCTTGTTGCATCTTAGAGATAAGTTCTTCACGGTTGGACAAGTTCATGTTATCAATAATAGATTGTAACAGTGTGTTGTACACTGGAGACTCTTGAGGCATTGTCTGTAACAGTTGTACAAGCTGTGTTACTTCGTACTCACGGGCAATAATACCTAGAGTAGATGTAGTGTTAAACTTGTAGTCCTTAACAGGGTAACTTTCTGGATCAAACTGCATGTATCGGTAAGCAGCTTTTTGTACAAAAGGAATCAGGAAGGACTGCTGGAAGTTAATTAAGGTGCGCTTGTGACGCTTAATAATTGCACCCAAGGACATACTGATACCAGCAGCCGTAGCGTCACCATTAATACTACCGGCGATACCAGCGGAGTCTATAGCACCTGTAGCAGTCTGTACCATCTTTTGTAGCTCTGCTGCTTGTGCAAAGGTAATCTGATTTACTTGACCAAAGTTAAATGGGAACAAGGCAGATCTAGGGTCACCATTGGTTAACAGTATCTTACCAGGCCTAACTTCAGGTCTAGAGCCTCTAGGAAGCCTTGTAGCGTCCATACCCATCATAGGGTGTACTGTAAGAGCTAGGGCATCAATGCGTGCTCTAAGCTCAGTATCAAGGGCTTTTTGGCTGTTGTAACCTTTCTCACATACACCGCGACCCCAGAACTTACTAGGTACTACATCCCAAGGGAATGCAACAATAGGTCTGTCCTGCATCATGTAGGGGTTTTCTTCAGCTTTTAGTAGGATGCCTCCGTTAGCAATAACAACAATAGCTTCTACAAAATATTCGTCTTCATTGTCTTCATCGTCCTCACCTTCTACTTCAATGTCAGCAATATCTTCGTCTTCACCCAGCATTGCTTCCTGCTCACCTATCTTTAACAAGTAGCGTGGCACTAAGCCATAGTACTTAGTTAGGCGTACCTTGTCTTCATCAAAGGATGTGATGTCTTGGTCTGGCTCTAAGTCGTAGTCAGTTGCTGCTTGACCTACATAGATGTCTCTGTATATGCCTTGTTCCTGCAATTGCTGGACCTGATGACGGGGTACAAACTCATCTACAGCTACACCTAGGGCATCCTCAACGGAGGTAGCTACAGGGTCTATGAGGAAGTTTTGAGGCATTACAGGGCGTAGTTTGACTACAGTACGGTCAGTAATGTTTACACCTACAGCTTGTAGTTCTCCACCCATAACAGGCTGAGTAGCTGGGGCCATCTCTTTTACATCTTCAAGTATTACTTCACCAATACCAGTACCAAACACTGCACTGTTGATAAGGCATTCACCTACACTTTTGCGTAAACCTACCTTCTCAAAGTCTTCATGTAGTTTTTGTCGTAAATATACAACGTCCTGTGTTTCTTGGTCTGCCATGTCATCGGTAATATCAAAGTATTTACCACGGCCAAACGTAGCTTCTTCTATCTCAGCTACACTGGACTCTACAGCTTGCTGTGTAGCAGGGCTAATGATCCTAGACCTTTCACTTTTACGCATAGAGTCTTCTGCAACCCAGATTCCACGCCATAGACGGTAGAATTCGTCAAACCTTTCTGCATAATTAGACTCATAATGGTCACGCCAAGAGTCACACTTAGCCATTACCCAGTTTTCTAGGTGTTCCTCGGTCATTAAAGTGTCGTTGTCACCGTATTCCATTATTTTTTACCTGTTTTGGCTGCTTTTTTGAATGCTTTTGCTGTAGGAGCGCCTTTACTACCGGCTTTACGCATCTTTTCACCGGAACCCGCTGCAATACGTTTACGTTTAGCATGAATGTTACTGTATAAACCTTGTTTAGCCATGTTAATATCCTGTTACTGTGTCTAATACCTCAAGATCATTGATCTCAAAGTCATATGAATAAGCTACTTTAGCCAATTGGTCTATGTACGCTACTGAGTCCACTAGGTCATCATGTGTCAAGGGGTCTGGGAACTGAAATAGCTGGTCCATAAACCTAGTGTTCCACTCACCTTTGCTTAATGTAATCTGACCATTTTCAAATCTACCCTGTAAAGCCCACATAATCCTGTCAGTTTTCTTTCTGTTACCATGTGTAAGCTGCTCTACAACAAAGAATCTACCATGCTGTTTCATTAGGTCAGTCAAAGGTGACATTACAGCTTGCTGAGATATACCACGTTCAATACCTACACTTATAGGTCTGTAGTCCCTGACTGCTTGAAATATCTTTCTAGCTGTTTCACCTAAGTCCCACCTGCCATAGATAATGTTCTCTATGTGCCATCCGTCCTCATTAACTTTAGCTATAGCTATGGAGGATTCATCAAGTCTACTGTTCTTAGATCTTTTCTTGTTTACTTCCTCAAAGCCAGCTAAGTCAATAGCTATGTAGTAATCACCTACATCTGGAGTCTCACCAAACTTAACCCAGTCCTCTTTAAACATCTCTGAGCCTCTGGCTTCAAAGGATGCCATAAA